TCAATAGAACAGATAAAAGATGGGTTATTTACAACCGCTTTCGGGTGTGATAATAACAAAACTGAAGTACAAGATGCTCCGCATATACTCATTATTGGAAATGAGCCTCCAGATACTACTGATCGCAATTTCCACCCCACCAAATATAATGTGGCTGAAATTAGTGTTACGGATTAAATAACGCATAATCCCGCGTCTAGCGCGGGATTATACTACTATCTCTGACGACGGTGCCGCCCTGTCGGCGGTCACCTACCTTCTGAAGTGTCGAGATCACCCCAAAGGGGACCCCGATCTCTATCAACCCAGTACGCCTCGCCTTTCAGGCTGCGGCTGCGCTGCGCTGTGCCGAAATAAAGAACGTTCACTTCGTTCTCTTGGGTCTTCGACACTCCGTGTTAAATATCTTTGAACGTCGATACTGGGCGTGCAGATATCGTCATACCTAATGGAGTTGCCCTGGCAGAACTAGCTGTGCTATTATCACCAAGAGCAATTACGTGCCAAAGAATATACTCGGGTACAAACCCAGAAGTTGGATAAGCATCAATCTGCGTATCGCTAGTTGCTGCATTGGGGTAATATAGTTCTTTACCAATGTTATGTTTAGTGGTAACTGTGAGACACCCTGGGGCAATAGTTCCTACCGCAAGGGATGAGTTCCCTGTGCCATCACCTGCGTCGTGGTACGTCTGGGCTGGCGCGATAGTATAAAATTTATCTTCGTGTACCTTATATTTTCTACTATTAACCTTCGCCATGTGGAATTGCTCACGTGTGAATAATGGGCTGGTTCCTTCGTAATCCAGAGAGGCTATGCCAAATGGTTGATTAAACTGATTTAAAAACAAATCATTCTGGGGATCAATATCTTGAAATGATCCTTTAACAGCACGAGGTGTAACCCGCACACATCGTAGCCTATACATAAGTCCTTTAGTATTGTCTACATCCGTGGATTGTCCTACGTGGTTTAGAAACCACTTACATTCATTGTAGGCTGGACGGATAGTCTGACCTTCAATAACATATGCCCGCAAATACTGCAGTGGTCCTTCGTCCGATAAAAATACTTGATTCATTTTCATATTGGTCATTGATATCTCGCTACCATCGACGGTTGAAACACCATATTTCATCGTCTCGTTCTCGTCACCTGGATTATTTTGGCGGTTATAGCCTGTTGAGTAACCCCAGACCCCGATATCTGCATAATCGGAGCTGACCTTCCATGCAGAATTAACTACCTCAGCGTTAATTGACTGAGCAGTATTAAAATATTTACTCTCTGCTAAAGAATTCACGGCTTTTTTGGCAATTTTGGTAACTTGCTTCTTTTCGACTTTATTAAGTCCGCCTGTCTTCTTATGAGCCTTGCGGCTTCGGTTACGCTTTCCGCGTCCCCTCTTGGCGGTCACTCGAGTTTTCCACGTTCCTGAAGCCATTATATATTATGCTAAAGATAATAATGCGTTTGATTTGAAAAATAAAATAGGATGAACTATACATAATGATAGTTCCTAATAGTTCCACTAGTTCCAACGAGGAGGGTAATACTATAACTCCTCGTCTCCAGCAGCCTAAGCAAATTTCACCAGCCAAGAGGTGGTGTTTTACTTTGAACAATTACACCGATGATGAAATTAGTTCCATAGTTCCAGTATTTGAAGAATACTGTTCTTTAGGAGGTTTCTCTAAAGAAGTGGGCGATAGTGGCACACCACATCTCCAAGGTTATGTAGAATTTATTAACAAAAAGAGACCTAAAAGCCTCTTAAGTATTGATAGAATTCATTGGGAAAAAGCCAAAGGCTCTAAAAAAGATAATCTCTCGTATATTACAAAGGATGAATCTTTATTCTGGTCTAAGGGCTTCCCGAAGCCACCTACGACGATTAATGAAAAAGACTTCTACCCGTGGCAAAAGACTATGGTCGAAGTATTTAAGACGCCCTGTAAATGGAATTGTAGGACAATTTACTGGCGTTATGGCGGAGTCTGTATTGGAAAGACTCAATTCGCTAAATGGTGCGTGGTCCATTTGGGCGCAGTTGTCATTGGCGGGGCAAGTCGACACATCCTGGCTCAAGTCCAGAATCAACCTGCTAATCTCTATATTATCTTATTGTCTTACGGTGATGAAAAAGTTTCCTACAGATCAATAGAACAGATAAAAGATGGGTTATTTACAACCGCTTTCGGGTGTGATAATAACAAAACTGAAGTACAAGATGCTCCGCATATACTCATTATTGGAAATGAGCCTCCAGATACTACTGAT